GCAGCAGCCCTTTTCCCCAAGGTTCTCTCTCGTACGCTAAGAGAAGCAGCTGAGCCACAGCTTCTTGTGACCCCCCTGCTTTCCACTGTTCGTCTCGGTAAGGGGCGTTCTTTGGAGTTCCCAGCAGTCAATGCTATCCAAGCGGCTGAGATTCCAGAAGGCCAAGAATATCCAGAGCAAGCACTCGCCTTCGCAAAGCAGGTAGAGGGCAAGGTTTCAAAGAAAGGTGTAAAGCTAGCTTTCACCGAGGAAGTTATCGCTGACTCACTTTGGGACATTGTCGGTCTACATGTTCGCGCAGCCGGTCGCGCTATGGCTCGCCTAAAAGAGCAAATCGCTCTTAGTCGCTTCAAGGATGCAGCTACTATCGTTTTTGATAACGATAGCGGTTCATATGATGACACAACAGGTCTTGACATTAATGGCGTTGCCAATAAGACAATCACCTGGGACGACATTGTAGACATGGCTGCTGTACTTATGGCTGAAAATCATGTACCAACAGACTTCATTCTCCACCCCCTCATGTGGTCGGTATTCCTTAAGGATTCCATCTTCCACGCCGGTGGTGCAGCTTCAGGAGTTGGCACAAGCTGGGGATATCGTCCTCAGTCAGCTGACGGCGCCCTTAACGCAACAGCCCCAATGGGTCTAAATGTTCTTGTTTCACCATTCGTAAGCTTCACCGCTAAGAGTGGCGCAACAGCAGCTAAGTCAGACCTATTCCTCATTGACCGTAACGAAGTGGGAACACTTTTGGTCAAGGATGACATGAGCACCGATCAGTTTGACGATCCTAGCCGTGATCTTCGTTCACTTAAGATGAAGGAGCGTTACGACATCGTAATGCTTGGCGATGGCGAGGGTATTACCGTAGCCAAGAACGTCAGACTCAGCCGTAACTATGAAATCATGGTTACTAACGAGGCAACCTGATAAACAAACCTTAGGGTCGTTATAGTTACAAATTACCCTAAAGCTTGGGGGTGGTGGAGAAATCCGCCACCCCCTCTGCTTTTATTCTGTTTTGTTTATTACTATTAAAATAGATTTCATTGATGGAGTGTGTTGAGTGAGCTTGTATCTAATAGACAACGCTACCGTAACTGTTAATACAGTTAATATTAAATTTGGTAGAACAATAAAAATAGCATCATTAGTTAATGCAAATTTTACCCTTTTTACAGACACTGCAACGCCAGTTCAAATTAGTTCTCCTTTTAGAACAATAAATACAATAACAGATTATAATCAAATCAGCAGAACTTTAACTCTTTATTGGAATGTTGTACTTTCTTCTAATTCAGATTATATTGTAAAAGTTTCTAATTTAGTTGATTCCTCTGGTCTCACTGTACCGCAAGAGCAAATCAGTTTTACTAGCCAAACAAATTCAGCTACTCCATCAGTTCTGCAGGAAACTCAGGGAACTGTTCTTAATGAAGTTCTCATTGAAGACAAGTCGGTTCGAGTTGATATAGAAACTGGTTATCAAATATTAGCAAAAAATCCAGACTTTTATATTATTTCAACAGATCCTTCAACCGGCAGTTTCTATTTAAATAATGACGAAAACAATGGAAGAGTTACCATAAACTTTAGTTCCCGTCCCGCATCAAACTTTTTAACTTCAAAGTATTTTAAGGCTCAAAGAAAGAAGATACAAAAAACACCTTCTAGATGGGAATCCGTTGACGCACAGGTATCAATGCACTCATGGAGAGCAGATGTCTATGTAGATTTTCCATCTGATGACGCAACGCCAGTTTATGCTACAGATGGTAAAACATATTTTGAGTCTGGATATAAATATAGGGTAATTGTTTCTTCAGAAGTTGGTCCGTGATGGCTAACGCACTTTACGCTAAAGCTAAAGAGGCGTTATTAGAAGGTCTTTTAGATCTAACTGATAATAATATTAAGGTAGCTTTAGTTAAGAGCACTTATTCTGTAAACTTAAACACCCATGAATTTTTATCAGACATATCAGGTGCTGCCATTGCAGCGTATTCAAATGTTTTGACTGGCAAATCTACCTCCCTTGGTATATTCGATGCAGAAAACATAACAATAGAAGATTACGGCAATTCTGGTTTTTCTTATTTGGTTATATATAGAGATACTGGTACCGCTTCTACTTCTAGACTAATTGCATACATCGATACGGCAACTGGCTTACCAGTAACCGCTACTACAGATATTATTTCAATTACAATAAATTGGAGTAATGATATTTATAAAATATTTGGACTATAAAGGATATTTATGGCTACTTCATATCCCGGAACATTAGATAACTTTGTAAACCCCACTGCTACAGATAAGTTAAATTCTGTTACAGTACCACACCACCAGCAGCATACGGATTTAAATGATGCGGTCGAAGCAATAGAAACTGTCCTAGGCTTAAGTCCGGCAGGAGTGCATTTAACGGTTAAAGATAGAATAATTTCAGCAGAATCAGCTATAGCTGCCCAATCGGTTTTAAATGGTTTAACTGATGTTACTATAACATCAGCAAATCCAGGTGATGTTCTGCGTTATAACGGCTCAGCTTGGGTAAATTATGATGAAGAAAATCTTGTTGATGGAGGAAACTTTTAACAATGGCTAATACAATTAGAATCAAAAGAAGGGCTTCCGGAGCATCTGGTGCACCGAGTAGTTTGGAGAACGCAGAACTAGCTTTTAATGAAGTTGATGATGTTCTTTATTACGGTAAAGGCGTTGGGGGCGCAGGCGGAAGCGCCACTACAGTTGAAGCAATCGGTGGCAAAGGCGCATTTGTCGGACTTGCCGGAACTCAAACTATTACTGGAAATAAAACATTTTCTGGCACAGTTGCACTTGGTTCATCTGCAAGCGCTACAACTAAATCAGCAGGAGACAATAGCACGGCAGTTGCTACAACAGCTTATGTAGATTCGGCAATAACAGCTGCATCATATACTTTTACTCTGGCTGGAGATTCTGGAACTAGCCAAACAATTGATGATAATGAAACTGTAACAATTGCAGGTGGAACAGGCCTTTCTTCGGTCGCTTCATCAACAAACACTGTAACCATAAATCTAGATAATACGACTGTAACAGCAGGAGCATATGGTTCTGCAACTCAAATTCCAACATTCACAGTCGACGCACAGGGTAGATTAACAGCAGCTAGCTATGAGTCAATCTCTACATCATTAACTGTCGGCGCAGATTCTGGAACAGCAGATTCAGTAGCTTTAGCAACTGATACATTGACTTTTAGTGGCGGAGAAGGAATTGATACAGCTGTAACAAATAACACTATTACAATATCTGGAGAAGATGCAACGACATCAAATAAGGGAATCGCATCTTTTAGTTCCGATAGCTTTTCTGTTAGTTCTGGCGCCGTAAGTATTAAGCCTAGCGGAGTAAGTAATTCTCAGTTAGTTAATTCATCTATAACAATTGGATCAACATCCGTATCCTTAGGTTCAACCAGCAATACGCTTGCTGGCCTGCAGCAGGTAGATATTGACAATATTCGCATTGATGGGAATACAATTTCCGCAACTGATACTAATGGTGGAATTTCATTGGACCCAAATGGAACAGGTCACGTTTCTGTTAATAGTGCAAGAATAGAAAATCTTGCAAATCCAGAAAATCCCCAAGATGCCGCCACTAAAGCTTATGTTGATTCTGCAACCCAAGGTTTACATATTCACGCTACTGTTAAGGCTGCTACTGGAGCTACTTTGGCCAGCATAACTGGCGGAACTGTTACATATGATAATGGAACAGATGGCGTTGGAGCTACCCTTACTTTAGGAACTGCTTTAACAGCATTAGATAATTACAATCTCCAAAATGGTGACAGAATTCTAGTTAAGAATCAGGCAACCGCAGCACACAACGGTATTTATAGATGGGCTACTGGTGGCACAGTACTAACAAGAGCTACTGACTTTGATACAGCAGCAGAAATTGCTGGTGGCGACTTCGTATTCGTTGATAGTGGAGACAATTATGCCAATACTGGCTGGGTAACTGCAGACGAAGTTAATACAGTTGGAACAGACGCAGTTAACTGGATTCAATTCTCTGGTGCAGGAACATATCTTGCTGGAACCGGATTAGTATTAGATGGTTCTACTTTTAATATCAATTTAGCTACAAACAGTGGCTTATTAATTACGTCAGATGAATTACAGGTAAATAGCACAATAGCTGGAAATGGTTTAACTTTTAGCAATGGCGTCATTGCTGTTGGTGGAACTTCTGACAGAATATCTGTAACTTCAGACGCAATAGATATTGCTTCAACTTATGCCGGACAGTCGAGTATTACTACCTTAGGGACAATTACGACAGGCACATGGAATGGTACAACTATAGCGATAGCCAATGGTGGAACTGGCTCAACTAATGCATCAGATGCAAGAACTGCATTAGGTCTTGCTATTGGAACAAACGTTCAGGCATATGACGCCGAACTGGCTGCCATAGCTGGACTAACATCAGCAGCAGATAGACTTCCATACTTTACTGGTTCTGGTACAGCCGCACTTGCTACATTTACTTCATTTGGTAGATCACTAGTCGATGATGCAGACGCATCTGCTGCAAGAACAACTCTAGGATTAGGGACAATTGCTACACAAAACTCAAACAACGTTTCAATTACAGGTGGATCAATTGATGGAATCACAATAGATGGTGGGACATTCTGACGTTAAAGGAATATGAATGAAATATGATGGTGATATAACATATAATCAAGAACATTATCAGTATAATGGATTATATGTAGTATCTCCGCAGGCCTTTGGTCTAACTCCTACATTTGGTAATTTAAATTTATTAAAAGTAATTGTATTAAAGCCACCTTCTATAACAAGTACATTAGTTTTTGTTCCTTCTCCTTCGGTAATAATACCAACGGGTGTTATAGAAAATTCAGAAACTTCTTCATCAATAGATTTTTCTGCATTTAATGGATACGGATCAATAGAATTTGATAAAATTAACGCAGACGCATATGCAATATCTGGTTCGCAAGGAATTAATCCAGATAGTTCTGGTTATGTAGCTATATCCGTAGATAAAAATGAATCCTATGCATTTGCAACTGCAGATACTATAGTTTTTGATAAAAATTCTGCTGGAACAATAGACGTTACTATTATATCTAACGTATAAATAAATAAGGGGTTTTATGTCTACAGACAGAATTGTAATAAATGATACAGTCAGAATAACGGTTAAGTTTAAAGATATAGACACTTCAGGTAATGAAGTTGACCTATCTCCAGTTCCACCTGTAACTGTTGTTATAAAAAATTCAGCAGGCAGCATAGTTGAATCTGGTAATGCTACTGCTAGTTCTTCTTCTGTTTATATATATGATTTTACGGCATCTTCTGCAGATACGTATTCTGTTAAATTTACCGGAACTTTAAGTAGTGGCAACTCGGTTGTTGTTGAGCAAAAATTGTATGTTAGCTCAACAGTCACAGAATATCAGCCAACAATAACCCTCAAATCTGATGAAACAATTATTTTTGCACCAGATGTTACTCCGCTATACTTAGATCCGGAAGAGTTAATTCCGTATTTCCCAGACGCTTCGTTATTGGAGATAGGCGAAATAGTGCATAATTACTCTAATGAAGTTAAGGCTTTATATAATCTCCTGGACGAAGAGGATGGCTCTGGTTTATCTTTTACTGTATTGGAATACATTAAGGCATCAGCAGCATGTGAGCTTAGTAGGACTTATGGATTTGGTGGAGATGATGAGGTTTCTGTTCGTTTGGGTGATTTTTCGCTAACTAATAGATCAGTGCCAAGAGCCAAGGTAACCAGAGATAACGCAACGACATGGTGTCAAATAGCTGCTTCTTTAAGAAAGGAAATATTAGCTGGAAAAGTGGGCCCAAAGGGATTCCAAATGAAGAATCTGCCCAGCGGAGGGCTCCCAGTGACTTCGGGCAAGATTCCAGAAGTGGAAACTGGCAAAATAGTTTACTTGTCGGATAGAGAATTGTACGGCCCAGGAAGAAGCGTCCCACCTCAAGATGACCCCATGCCAAGAAGAGGTTTCAAGAAGTATGATTGATATAAAAAGAAGTTTTAAAAAAGTTCTTCGAGAATGGGGCCATGATGTTTATATACAAAGAATATTATCAAATGGTAATCATTCAAGCAAATTCGAAAGAGTTACAACTCGACAAGTTGGTCAATCTGGAGTAAGCAATTCGCTATCCACTACAGAGGCCCAAGATGGTTTGTTTACAAAATACGATGCAGTCTATTATTTTGAAGACCACATTAACCCAAAAGAATAAAAATTACACCATGTTTACAGTAGACGCTGTTACTGCAATGAGGGGACGCATGGGTAAGATAGACTATTGGGTCGTGGGCGCTACAAGAGAGAAGTAAAATGATAGTTTTATCAAAAGGTCAGACGGCACAATTTAAATTTATTTTTACAGACTATGATGGATCTATCTATGATCCAGCAAATCTTTCTACTCCAGTAGATGTTGTAGTTTATGTATTAAGAGGCGACACTGGTTCTGGCCCCGTAATTGATGGTCCATTCTCCCTTCTTCTAGATAATGGAAATGAAAATGATAATTCAATAGTCAGATCAGCAGTTGGCGAGTATACCTTTACATATAAAGTTCCAGAAAATTTATATGAATATGTTTATACAATAATAGCCAGAACAAGCAGTACTGCGCAAAACATAAACGCTACAGCGACTTTTCAGGTAAAAAATTCTGTAACATCTGTTTCTTCGGTAACAATAACTTCACCAAAATCATCTGTCGTCAACTATAAGCCAACCTATCAGCAGTTAGATAGAAGAAACACAAGCACAATATTATTGCTTGGTCACGCTGACGGCATGAGATTAAACTATCCTATTAGAATTAATTCGATTCAACATGCAGTTGATTTGATGGGCGCCAATACAAATAGCCCTCTTTTGAGAGGAGTCTTAGACGCCTATTCATGTGGGGCTAGAGATATTATGATTTGCGCTGTCGCTCCAATGTCGGAATATGTGGATAGCTACGCTCAAAGAAACTTATCCACAACAGTATTCTCTATTAACGACGCTACGCCAGGTACTCAAAGCACTTTCTACGAAAGATACTATGACCGCCTAGAGCAAGCATACGCAGATATAATTGATTTAGATTTTGTTGATATTGTAGTTCCATTAGAAGCTAGTATTATGAATACTGGTGGAGTAGATTTTGTTACTCAATTGGCTAATTACTGTTCTTCTTTTCATAATTCTACTGGCTTTATTCAGATGGGAGTTATTGGTTCAAGATCTGATGGAGTAAAGTCTTCGGACATATCTATTTTGGAAGCTAATCCATTATTTACTAATAAATTCACTACTTATCTAGATGGCCAAATAGCGTCTGATAAAGGTAGATACGTGGTTCCGATTTATGGCGAATTAGTTTTCCAGCATCCACAAATTAAAATTAGCTATACCTCCAGTGCCGCAGCAGCATACGCTGGCATGATCGCAGCGAATCAGCAAGCTAAGGCAATTATTCGTACTAGAGTGCCAGGAGCGCTATCTTTATTTGGGACAGATTTAACATATTCAGATTATGAGAGATTAGAAGCTATAGGAGTGAACACTGTCTATAGGGGAAGAAAAACCAGAAGAGCTGTTCCTTTTGAGATATATGTTACCAATGAGTACACTATGGCCCATGAGGAATCTGTGTTTAGCAAGCTCTTTCAAATGAGACTAGTTGCTGCAGTTGTTAGCGAAATTAAGGGAATAGCAGCTTCTGGTCATGATTTGCTAGCATTTGACAGTATTATAGATGATACTAAAAAATATTTACAATATTTAAAAACTAATAAAGCTATACTAGATTATTCTTTTAATGCAAGATTTTCTGATACAACAAAGGAAAAATTAATTTTTGATATTGAATTAATATCATATTTTGCTATTAAAAAGATTAACTTTTCTTTAGCAGCTGGTCCAGGAGCTTGATATGGCATACATTAATAGAGATTTTCCTAGTTTTTCAGAAAACCTTAGATACGGTTATCCTCAGCTTCAAGCCCCTGGATATAGAAGATTAGATCAAGATGGTGTAGAGGAAGTATATTCTGGCAATCTAAGCTATCTAGATTTCATTGGTTTAGTTAAAAAACTTTGGGAAGAAAGCTATCCAGCAATACCAATATTGCCACTAAGTGTAAATAGAGAAACTTCTGTAACTTATAAAGATAATGGTGGAACCGACGTTACTTCTGGAGATCTCTCTTCTGCCCCGTCTTCAACCTATGTTGGCCTAGATGAGTTTCCTGCAATTATAGGATATCACTTAGAGTTAAGAAAGGCTCATACAACAGAGCCAAAGCCAAGAATGAGACAAAATGTGCTATCTAACACAGTGACTATTTATGGCCAACGTTTTCAGAATATTGTTGGCTTTACTGTAATGTCTAAAGTTGGCACCTTTCAGGGTTCCAATGGAGCAACAACTAGAGATGACCTAGATGCAGCAGTTCTATGTGATCAGGTAATTGAGGCATTTGAAGATTTCATGTTGGAATATACATCAATTTTCAAATCCGCCGGAGCATCTGAATTGGTCTATTCTAGGCGTTTGTCTGATTCCGAGATTAATCGTGAAGGAAAAGACGTTCATAAGAGAACTGTTACATATATGTTAACTACGCAAAAGACTTTTGCAATGTCTAATAGAAGAATTGAGCAGATTGTAGTTGACGCTAGAACCTGGATGGCATATGAGAAGCAGTTACTTAGAGATCAGTTGGCTACCCCTAATTACGAGGGTACAACTGGGAATATTATCGATCTATTCCAGACTGCAACTCCTAACGTCTGAAATGGTGTATAGAAAAATCCTGCCAGTTTAACTTTGTAGTTGTTTTTATAAGTTATGTGTTACTATAACTGAAGATTCAAAAAAGTTTATTATTTGGAGGATTGAAACCAATATGGCTATACCTGGAGTAAAAACATTAATTAGAGATCGCTTCTACAGTGTGTCGCGTCAGGATACACCTGTTGGTCCTAGAATAGTAGCGATAGCACGTCGTAGCACGGCTAACAATACTGGTTCAGTAGCAGATCTTGACGTTGTAAGAGTAACTAACGAGGCTGATGTAATCACCGCTTTTGGAGATGGATCAGACGCTCACCGTGCATATCTAGAGCTAGTTTTGGCTGGAGCTGGAAGAATTTATATTGTACCACTTCCTTCTGATACAAAGTGGGACACTGATCCGGATAGCCCTGTATCTACTGGAACTGTAACTAGCGTAAGTTATGGTGGCTCGGTTTTCGACGCTGCCTTTATTGCAGCAGAAGCTGCTATTCCCGACATTATTATTCCTTGGGGAAGAGGCGCTCACCCAGACGATTGGCAGAGCCCAGCTACGCCTAGCGATGACGCAAAAATTGGCTTTGTTGCAGATAATACGTCAACCCCATCAAGCAACTGGGCCTATCAGGTAGCTGCAAAGGTGAAGGATATTTCTGAAAACATCAACCCTTGCATCGCAATCAT